ATGGCTCTGGTGATGAGTTAAATTTGATCAAAAGATTCGAGTCGTTACAATTTGTGCATCACCAGTCCAAGTCTTCTCTTGCGAAGGCCCTTGGATTAAGAGGCGTTTGGAACAAATCACTCATTGTTCGCGATGCGATCATTGCGGCCGGTGTTGCATGTGGTGGTGCGTGGCTATTGTATACATGGTTCACTGGAAAGATGTCTGAAGTGAGTCATCAGGGACGCTCTAAGACGAAAAGAATTCAGGCATTGAAATTCAGGAAGGCACGTGATAAGAGAGCTGGATTTGAGATTGATAACAATGAAGATACTATTGAAGAGTACTTCGGCTCTGCTTATACTAAGAAAGGAAAAGGTAAAGGCACAACCGTTGGCATGGGCAAAACAAACAGACGATTCATCAACATGTATGGGTTTGAGCCCGGGCAATTCTCTTATATCAAATTTGTTGATCCACTCACAGGTGCACAAATGGAGGAAAATGTTTACGCTGATATTGTCGATGTGCAAGACAAATTTGGTGAGATTCGGAGGCAAATGATAATTGATGACGAGTTGGATCACCGACAAACAGAAGTCCATAACACTATTCATGCTTACCTCATAAAAGATTGGTCAAATAAGGCATTGAAAGTGGACTTGACTCCGCATAATCCTCTTCGGGTAAGCGATAAGGCAAGTGCCATAATGAAGTTCCCTGAGCGGGAAGGAGAATTGCGCCAAACTGGACAAGCAGTGGAGGTTGATGTCAGCGACATACCAAAGGAAGTTGTGAAGCACGAAGCGAAAACTTTAATGAGGGGCCTTCGTGATTACAATCCAATAGCCCAAACTGTTTGCAAGTTGACTGTAAAATCCGAATTGGGTGAAACATCAACATATGGTTTAGGTTTTGGTGGGTTAATCATTGCAAATCACCATTTGTTCAAGAGCTTTAATGGCAGTCTTGAAGTTAAATCGCATCATGGGGTTTTTAGAGTGCCAAACCTGATGGCTATAAGCGTCTTACCGTTGAAGGGGAGAGATATGATCATAATTAAGATGCCAAAGGATTTTCCAGTTTTCCCACACCGACTCAAA